TTTAATAGCCTTATTAATACACTACTATTATAAAAATAAAACGCAATACCGTTCGGCGGGTTGTAAATTAGGGGCGTTTTAGGTACTTTTTATGGCTTTTATAGGTTAGCGGTATTAAAGTAGCGGTTAACGTTTAGCCCGCTTTTAACGGGTATTTAATAGGGTATTAGGCTATTATGGCTTTTATTAGTAGGTATTTATTAGTAGGTATTTATTTACGGTTTTACCGTTCGTCCTATAAATAAAAAAAGTACTAGCCTTTTTAAAAATACCGTGCTACCTTAATTATAGGTACCTTATTTTATTAGGGTATTTATTTAAAGTATTATAAAGGGGGGTTTATGAAGGTTAAAACCAAAACGCCGTATCTAAAAGTTATAGCCCGGCAAATTTATTTTAATAGAAAAATAGTAGCGGAATTAAAAGCGGTAAAAAAAGAACAGTACCAATACAGGGCTGTGTATGAGGCTTTTTCATTAGGAGCTGACGATTTTAGGGGCGTAGCAGTACAAATAGAAAAGGCTCAGCGAAAGGTCGACGAACTTATAAAATTATACGAAATCGAATTATTAAAGGGGGTGTCGCTATGAGTACGGATTACGAATTACGCAAGCAAGAGCTCCAGGAGCAATTAGAAGAAAAAAATAGCGATTTACAGCACTTCATCGCAATGCATAAAAGATACGTATTTAAAGACCTTGACGTTTCTAATAATTTACAAGACAACGTCGACGTTTATATCGTTAGGTCTATGAAAATTAAAAACGGGGAACCAATAAAGGTTGTTAAGGTTAACGTTAACGTCAATAAAAGCCAGCAAAAACAACGGTACATTGAACACGACGAAGACGAACAAAATGCGGTACGTGATTGGAGGTTGATGTTGATGGGTATGAGCAACGCTAAAACTTTAAAAGAGCGTTCAAATTACGCTATCGGCTGTATAAGGCTACAAATTAAGATGATCGATGACGAAATTAGGTCTATTAAAGAGTTGGTAGAGGCTACAAGGGCTGTAGAAAGTAAACCACGCACTACCGTTCGTCGGCTGTGATAAAAAGTAAAGTAAATTACTCGCTATTTTAAAAAATAGTAGTACAATTATAGATGTTAGTTATATATTAAAGTGATAAAAAGTAAAGTAAATTACTCGCTATTTTAAAAAATAGTAGTACAATTATAGATGTTAGTTATATATTAAAAAAAAGGGGTTTTATTATGAGATTTAGCGAATTACTTAATCAAGACGGAAAAATCGATTGGACGCACGTGTGCCACCTTATCCACTTAATGGGTACGCATTTACAAGATGGCGAATATCAAATCGCAAAACTGTTTACTGACGAGTTAAGGGATAACGACGGGATTATGAATTTAGCTATTAAATTCCACCGAAGCAATATGCAATACTGCACACCACGGCTACTAGATAGCGAAACGTTTTTACAAAACCTTTTATCAATTCAAATAGATTTCCAATACGTTAGCGAACGCCTACAAAACAAAAAAAGTTTTGTTGAGGGTATTATTTTAGGCGATTATCGAACTATTTATGAATTAAGGAACACGCATAATATACCAGACTGGTGCTATAAAGGTAGCGACACCGTGATGAAGGCTTTAAAAGTTAATTATAGTTTTATACAATACGTCGACGAGTCCTTAATTAATTCAACTGACTTTATTAAAGAATTAATTAAAACCCATCCACGGGCGTACTACCTACTGCCAGCCCACGTTAAGTACCTTGAAGAAAACTTTATTGAAGCGTTAAACAAACCCGAGACATCTATTTACGCAATAGGTTATCAAGGCGAATGGACGGAAGAGATGATCGACGCTTTAATTAAAAACCATCCAGGCGATTGCTTTAACGTCGACGCAATAATGTCGAACCCCTCTAGGGTTTTAAAGGTACTAAAACGGGCGAGCTGGTTAGTTAAAAGCCTACCACAAGCAACAAAAAACACCATTAATCACTATAAACGTGTTAAGGGTATAACTGATAGCGTAGAGGCTTACGAGTACGCAATAACGATAAAGGAAATGCGTACGCAAAAGCGTGAAATCACGGCAACGATAGGAAGTAAAGGACGGGCGAAGAAAAGCGAACCAGCTCAAACAGTGTCGAATACCGTTCGTCGGCTGTGATAAAAAGTAAAGTAAATTACTCGCTATTTTAAAAAATAGTAGTACAATTATAGATGTTAGTTATATATTAAATGCCCGAGATCGAGTTGTACAATATTAAGTACACCTTATCGGTGCAAGAGCGTAGGACGTTCGTTTTAACTATTAAATCGGCTACTATTAACTTCGGTGCGTTGGTAAACCCTATGGATAGAAAGGTATGCAGTTACGGTGGTTTTAGGCTTTTAAGCGATGACCCAGCAATTTTTGATTCTAATAATTTAGCGTGCGATGTATTAACAAAACTCAACGAAATACTAGAGGTCGACAATTACGACAACAGCGACTCGATGACGGATTACTTCGACGTGGGCTATTACACCTCGATATACATAGGCAATAGGGATAGCGATAAACCAGCGTTCGTGTACGACCCTAGCGGAAAAGCCCTTAAAGAGGCAAAAGTTATAGGCGACGCAATGGGTAGAAAGGGAATGCGTACACAATCAAAGCAAGTAGGCTCTAAACGATTATAAAGAAAAGCGATAAAGTCAAGTTATTAGCCCCAGCGTCTAGCGAGGGGCTTTTCTATTCTTAACGCAAGTCGGCGGTATTGGTTGTTTAATATTTCTAAAAGGGTTTTATGTTGTTTATACTTAATAAAACGTAAAGGCGTTATTAACAATAAGGGCTTAAAAATTACATAGTTATATAAGGGGTTTTTAAACGCTATTAACGTGCAAGGGTTATAAACGTACATAGTATTATACAAGACGACAAAAGAACGCGTGTTTTGTGGCATTATTAGCGGGCATTATTAGGCGGGCGTTAAGTAGGTAGCGTGCGGGCTTTAAACTATTAAATAGAAAGGCGTTTAAGCGTACTATTAGGCGAGCGTTTAACCAGTTTGGGCATTACTATTAGGAAGTAGGCAAGGCGTTTAATACGGTAGAAAGGCGGTGTTAATCCTTATCCCTTACGATCCGAGCCCATCGCCACGTCCTTTTTCCCGCTTTCCCGTCTATTTATCAGTATTCGCCACCATATTATTCCAAAAATAGGCATTCTATTCACTTTCCCCGCCCATTACCACTCGTCGGAATGCTATTAATGAATGGATAGGCGTGCTTGACATTCCCAAATCAACCGTCTGGCGGTTTATCCATCAATCCGACAAGCGGTAAAATGAAGTGGGGAATGCGTTTGTCAAGGATATACAGCGGATTATCAAGGAATCGGACGAGCGGTAGTTTGGTATTTTCCCTCTACTTATGTTATTGCTCCCGCGTATTCCTGTTGTTCCGCTCTGCGCCCGTACTTCAATTGCCCCGCTCCCGCGTCCACAGTACTGCATACCTCAAGTCTGGTTTAAATCTAAAGGCTCAGATGACGATGATCTAGTCTTAAAAGTACTGTTCACCCAACCAACCCACAGCACCGCTACCAATTCAGTAGCAGTTTTACTTTACAAATCAGCAAAAAGGCGGGCTATTTTCACCCAATTTAGCCCTACTTTACCCACCCAATAGCGTTTTTCTCGGGTTTATACCACGGGCAAGGTAATAGCATTGCTCATTTTGTAAAGTAAAAGGCGGGCGTTATTTTCAATTCCATTATTCTTATTGCTCCTCAATAGGCAAGCGTTAAGGCAAGTGATCGCAATGCTATTAGTTTGGTTAGGCAAGCGTTAGGCAAGTGATCGCAATGCTGACGGGTAGGTGGGTAGGCGTGCGTGCGTAGAGGATGAACGGCGGGCTATTGATAGGGACGAACGGTAAGACGAGTTCAAAATTCTTATTGCTCCTGGTGGGGGTATACACTTCCGGAGGGGGGCGGGTTCTGGCAGACCCACTATGGCATCTGACCTACATCTCCACAGCATTATAAAGTTATAAAGACTACAAAGCATTATAAAGATGGTGGGGGTACACCTTTAAAGTTCTCTAAAAACTATAAACCTCTATTGATTTTTTTTCGGCGGACTGCTAATCTGTTTATCAGTATTGAAAAAGAGTGTCAAATACTTTACAAAAAGGGTAGGTGCAATAATGGAAGATATAGATTTAATGGTAAGTGACGAAGAACTAATGAAAAGGATGGCGACAGAGCCTTTTACCCAGTCTTATGATCTTCAAGTGGCTATAAAAAAGAAGTTAACAGATAAGCAGGAGAAGTTTGCTTTCTTGATTAGTAAGGGTATACCAGACTTTAAAGCCTATAAGATAGCCTATAACAGAGCTACAGATCAAGAAAACTCATTAAGGGCTAATGCAAACAAGACAAAATACGCTGATGGGGTATTGGATGCAGTGGATTTCTTCAAGAAACAGCAAATAGCAAAGCAACACACGGTTAGTAATGCGTTTGACTATACGAAAGATATGGCGTATATGGATTTAAACAATTTACAGCAGAGGGCGTTTATTAAAGGGGATTTAAGAACAGAGTTAGCCATAGTAAGCAAGAAGATAGATGTAGCGGGGTTAATAGTTAAGAAGTCAGAAGACGTTACACCTGATAGAACGTTAGACGCTATCGATCAGCAATTGAAAGAGTTGTTTGGAAAGATACCATTAGATACGTTAAAGAAAGCAATGAGTGTTACAGATGTTACAGTGAAAGAGATTAAGACAATTGAGAATGGTGTAAACACTAGTGATACAGAGTAATTGTAACGTTACATTTTATAATAATAGCTTATCTATTAACTGATATTGTTTTAATCTTTTTGTTTTGGTATTCTACATTTATATTTAAATGGAATATCAACATGACTCAACGTGTATACGCTTGGATTCCTGATGTGTCAGATCATCGGGATTTATATTATTCTAGTTCTTCTACTCGTGGTTTAAAGTTACCAACGCACGTAGATCCACTTGGTAGAGACAATCCAATAGAGGACCAGGGGCAATTAGGAAGTTGTACTGGTCAGGCTTCTACCACAGCATTAGAGATCGTATTAGATTGTGATCCACTATCTAGACTCTTTGCCTATTACAACGCTAGAGTTATTGAAGACACCGTAGATATTGACGCTGGTGCAATGATTAGAGATGTCATTAAAGCCTTTATAAAGCATGGTTGTTGTAATGAGTCTTCTTGGGAATATGACTCCTCTAAATTTGCTACCAAGCCTATTGATTATTGCTATGAAGAGTCACAAGAGTTAAAACCAAAAATTAATAGGTATGAGCGTATTACCACTTTAAAAGATGTGAAGTTTGCTTTATCTCAAGGTTTACCAGTCATATTTGGATTTGCTGTACCAGAATATTTTGAGACAGAAGATTATTCAGATGGGCATGTAGTACGTTTACCATTAATGTCAGACGCTATTGTTGGTGGGCATGCAGTGGTTGCTGTTGGATACGATGACAGGATTAAAGATAATAAGTTTATCTGGGTTAAGAATTCTTGGGGTTCTAATTGGGGTGAGAGTGGGTATTTCAAGATGGATCAGAATTGGTTTACTGATGGGAGACGTTTAGTCGACGATCTTTGGGTTATACACCCTAATAAATAATGAGGGGTTATTATGGGAATAAGGAATTACGTTGACGCAATAACCGCATTATTCTATTTCATGGTAGTAATTCCATGTTTGATTGGTGTAGGTTTGATCATTTATACTTTGCATGAGATTTTCAAGAAGTGAGCAATATATTATGTTATATTGACACTGTTATCTTTTCATATATAAAAATAATAATAATAGGAGATGAATATGGATAAAAAATTTGATCTTGATATGGAGTTGCTGGAATACGAGGACATCAAGGATAAGCTTACACCTGAATTAAAGAAGAAATTATTACAATTAATAGAAGAACGAGACTCTTTAATATTAAAAGAGAAGTTAAGAAAGGCTAGAAATAGTCTAGAGAATTACACTCCTATACCTAAACAATTAGAGTTTCATAACGCTGGTTCTAGGTTTAAAGAGCGTATGTTTATGGCGGCTAACCAAGTAGGTAAAACGCTTGCTGGTGCTAATGAAATGGCTATTCATTTAACTGGTAGATATCCTACTTGGTGGAAAGGGTTACGTTTTAGTGGTCCTATTGTTGCTATATGTGGATCTCCAACGTACGACACAAACACCAAAGGTATTCAAAAAGAATTAGTAGGCGAGTCAACTGATAAAGAAACGCTAGGAACAAAAGCAATTCCTTATGACTGTATCGTAGATTACAACACCATCCCTAATAGCAATGGAGCTATATCGTCTATGTTAGTTAGACACGTTAGCGGTGGTAACTCCGTACTTAAATTTGGCTCATACGTTCAGGGACGTGAAACTTGGCAATCTTATACCGCCGACCTTGTATGGTTTGATGAAGAGCCTCCTGAAGAAATCTATTTTGAGGGATTAACTAGAACTAACAAACGAGATGGTTCTATTATGTTGACGTTTACTCCATTAATGGGTAGATCGTCTGTGGTAAATCGTTTTTATGAAGAGCCAGCACCTGCTTTAATTAATAGATGTACTACCGTTCAGATGGGAATAATGGACGCAACGCACTATTCATTAGAAAGAAGAAAAGAAATCTTATCGGTATATCCAGCTCACGAGGTTCAAATGCGTGCTCTTGGATTACCAGTATTCGGTAGTGGTTTAGTATTTCCTATTGATTTTAACGATGTGGTTATGGATCCCATTAAGATACCTAAACATTGGGCTGTTTTAGGTGGTATTGACTTTGGATGGGATCACCCTACTGGGGTTGTTAAGATTGCTTGGGATAAAGATAATGACGTTATTTATGTTACTACCAATTTTAGAGATCGTGAAAAGACTCCAATATTTATAAAGAAAGCAATTAAGACGTGGGGAAATATTGAGTTTGCCTTTCCTCATGACGGTTTACAACATGATAAAGGCTCTGGAGAACAGTTAGCGGAACAATATAAAGAGGCTGATATAAGAATGTTGCCTGAACGTGCGACGTTTGAAAATGGTTCTATGAGTGTTGAGGCTGGATTATTAGAGATGACAGAACGCTTTCAAACTGGTAGACTAAAGATATTCAATAATTGTCAAGAATTAATAAAAGAATTATCACAGTATCATAGAAAAGATGGTAAGTTAGTCAAGAAAATGGATGATACGATATGTGCATTAAGGTATGCAATTATGATGAAGAGATATGCAAGACCAGAAAAGGCACTTGTTAAAACTTATAAAAAAACGTACAGTATAAATCATGACTCTGCACGTGCAAGAGTATAAACGGGAGAATTAAATGGATGACAAAGCTCGTATTAATTGGAACACTTACCAATATGCAAAACAAAGAGGGCATGATACGTATTGCAAAAGGGCAAAGAAATGTGAAGATTATTTTTTAGGACATCAATTATCAGAAGAAGATAGAGCATGGCTTACAGATCAAGGAAGACCTGCTTATGAATTTAATTTAATCAAGCCTGCTGTTAATACTATAACTGCTTATCAGATAAATAATAGAATGGAAATTATCTATAAGCCAACAGGTGGAAAGGCTGATAATGTATTAGCAGAAATTCAAACAAAAAATGTAAAGCATATCTTAAATAAGAATAATTATCATTACAAAGAGACTCAAATATTCTCTGATGGTGTAATTATGGAGCGTGGTTATGCTGATATATCGTTAGATTTTAATAACAATCCTTATGGAGATATCGTTATAGACGTGTTAGATCCTATGGATGTAATACCTGATCCTGACGCTAAATCCTATGACCCGAAAGATTGGGCTAATGTAACGATAACAAGGTGGTATACGCTTGATGAAATCGAATATCACTATGGTTATGAAATGCGTGTCAAGGTTGAAGAGAATGACGTTTATGGGAATAGTGATTTTGGCGATTTTGATGACAATGAACCTAGAAATAAATTTTCTTACACTGGAAGAGAGAAAACAACGGGTTTTGACTCAGTTTACAGCGATGAAATCGGTGTAAAACGTTATAGGATTATTGATATTCAGAAATATGTTCGATTAATGACGGATGTTTTCTTATTTCCTACTGGAGATATCAAGGTTGCAGAGGGTTTATCTAATGAAAAGGTACAAGAACAGTTAGCAGCTGGTGCCATACTCGATCAACGTATGATGAAACGGGTTAAATGGACGGTTACAACGATGAATGTAACGTTAAAAGACATTATAAGCCCATTTGAAACCTTTACCGTTATATTGTATTCTCCATTATTTAGACGTGGAGTAACACAAGGTCTAGTTAATGACGCTATTGACGCTCAAGATATGTTTACTAAAAGCATATCAACAGAAATGCACTTGGCTAATACGAATTCTAACTCTCCTTGGTTAATTCAAGAGGGATCGTTAGTTAATATGACGGCGGAAGAGTTTCAAGAAGTAGGTTCAAAGCCTGGATTGGTGGTTGTTTATGGAAAAGGTTACGAACCTCCTCAACGTGCAGCTCCTGGTCAGAACAATGGAGCTACTGGTACGTTAATTGAGATATCTAGACGTGCTGTATACGACTCTACCATTCCTGAAAGTGCTAGAGGTGTGCAATCTAATGAGGTATCTGGTGTTGCTATACAGGCTAAACAGAATGCTGCTCAACAACAAATGGTTATAGCGTTAGACCAGTTAGCGCATTTTAGACGTTTACTTGCTAATAAGATATTAGAAGTGGTTCAAAAGTTCTATACCAATACTAGAGTATTGCGTATATCTGAAATGAACTATAAAACAGGTAAGTTTGATGATCAAATGATTGAAGTTAATCAAGAAATGAGTGACGGTTCTATTGTAAACGATTTAACTACTGGCGATTATGATAGCGTTATTACTGAAACTCCATTGAAGAGTACGTTTGATGAGACGCAATTTGAACAGATGATAAAGATGAAACAATTTAATATCGCTGTTCCTGATGAAAGCGTTATTCTTACGTCTAGCCTTGCTGATAAATACGATATAGCAGAAGTAATTACTAAACGTGCAGAAGCAGCAAGTCAGAGTCCATTAGCTCAAATGCAATTGAAAGAGGCTGAGACTAAATTGAAAGAGTCTGAGGCAAAAATAGAGAAGATGAAAGCTGAAATAGAGAATTTACGCTCTAAAACAACTGAAACAAATGTTAAAGCGTTGTATGCAGGGGTTCAGACAGCTGGAACGATTAGTCAGATGGCTACTATTGCTGACTCGGCTGATGAAATTGTTAAATCCGCTGGATTTATTGACTTAAATACCGCTCCTATATTTAAAGATCCAGTAGGACCAGCTGTAAATATGCCTAATACTGGTAATACAAACCCCTCTCTACCAATGGTTCCTAATAGTCCTACTGCTGGTGCAATGACAGGGATTGAAAATCCTATTTAATATGGTATAGTATAGATAGTTAATAACTAATATCGGAGAATAACAATATGCCTAAATGCACACAACCCAAGAAATCCAATCCATATGAGAAGATGGAAAAGATGGAACCAAAAAGGGAGCAAAGAAATACTGCTCCTGAAAAGAAAGAATACAAGCAATTATTGAGTGTTCTTCCAAAGAAAAAATAAGTATCTAAATAAATAATAATAACAAGGATAATATATGGCTAATACAAGTATTGATTACACCGTTCCAGGCTTTACAGATGAAGAATTAGACTCTGATGAAGTACGTGTTCTTGCTCATGAAGTAGAACCTGAAGAGACTGAAGAAGTCGAGCAAGTAGTTGAAGATGAAAAAGAACCTGAAGAAACGGAAGTAGAAGAAGAGACGGATTTTGCAAAAGATAAGAAAGTAGAAAAAGCTGAAAAGCAAGAGATGGTTCCTGTATCTCGCATTAAGAAAGTAACTCACGAAAGAAACGAGTTGCGTGCTGAAAAAGAAGAGGCAATTGCTGAAAAAGAGGCAATGCGTATTCAGTTAGAGCAATTAAAGGCGGAAAAAGAGCAAAAAGCAGTTCAAAAAGAATTAGACGAAAAGAATACTAAATTTTCGAAGTTCGATTTAGAGGCAAAGGAAGACGCTCTCGATGACGCAATAATGTCGATGGATAAGGACCTTGTTAAATCGATTAGAAAAGAGATTAAAGAGTACAACGCTTACGTGGATGAGGTAAAGCGTATTGATATTGCAAAAGAAATAGATCGTCGTGAGGCTGAAAAAGAAAGCAAGTATCAATTAAAGTTATTTAACGATACGATTGCAACCGTTATTAAAGATCATCCAGAATTAGATTCTAATAATGATAATTGCGATACAGAATTGTTAGAAGACGTATTGGTATATCGTGATAACTTTATCAAGAAAGGATTTAGTTTATCTGAGGCTTTATTAAAAGCAGTTGCAAAAGTAGTTCCACAAAAACAAGCAACAGCAGTTACAAAATTAACAAATGGTCCTAGAAGTCAGAGCACGTTAGAAAACGCAAAGAAATTAGCAGCTGATATTCCTCCAAGAACAGCGTCAAGCGGTGTTGGTTCAAAAAATACAGTAAAAATGATTGATATATCTAAAATGTCTCAAGAAGAATACGAGGCTTTATCGGATACAGAGAGAAAACATCTTAAATTTGGTAAGAAATAACAATAAGATAGTTCTTTTTAGCCCTCTTCGGAGGGTTTTTTCATTTATATGTAATAAATATTGCATTACCCTGTTGACATAACATCTTTATATATGATATTTTCATTTTATAGTGTCTGAATCACTCAAAAAATCTGTTTTAGCCATGTATAAGGCGTTGTTATATACAAAGGGTCACTCCTCTATAAGTGCTTTACCGTTATTCACTGGGTTAATGAATAAATTTATTGTACACAATTAGGAGTTAATTAAAATGGCAAATACAGATTTCGCAGTATTACAACCACAAGAAAAGGTTGTATGGGTTAAAGAAACTTTAAAAGCAATGCGTGATGACAATTTCTTCGGAAAGTTCACTGGAACAGGAGACAAGAGCATTGTTCAAGAAGTACGTGAGTTATCAGTCAACAACAAGGGAGCTACTACAGCTCAAATCTCCTTGGTACATGACTTAAAAGGTACTGGTGTTGGTGGAGACGCTACATTGCTTGGAAATGAAGAAGCAATGGATTCCAGCTACATTTCTATCACTTATGATCAATTAAGACACGCAGTTATGAACACTGGTAAATTGAATGATCAAAAATCGGTTTTAAGTTTCCGTGAGTTTGCAAAAGAGCGTTTAGGACAGTGGGCATCTAACGTTATCGAAGAGTTCTTATTCTTGACAGCTACTGGTGTTTCTTATGACTTAAATTTAGACGGATCTGCAAGAACAGTTTTGGCTGGTCAATCTGCTTGGTCTACATTAGACTTTGCTCCTGACTTATCGGCTTCTACATCTGCAAGACATTTCAACTGGAATGGAACGGCATTAGTTGCTGGAGACACAACGACTGTTACAGCAGGATATATTCCTACTTACAAAATGTTATTGCAATTAAAAGCAACTGCAATGGTTCGTGGTTTAAAACCTTTGAAATTGTCTGGTTCTCCAATGTTCGTGTTAGTTATGGAGCCACGTGCTTTCGCTTTGTTAAAGGCTGATCCTGATTTCAGAACTAACTTTACACAAGGTGCTCCTCGTGATTTGAACAGCAAGATCTTTACTGGTATGGACGGGATAACGACTGACGGTATCATCATCCACACAAGCAATAAAGTGTTCAACACTTCTGGTGCTGCTAATGGATCGAAATGGGGTGCAGGTGGTTTAGTTGACGGATGTGCTAACTTGTTGTTAGGTGCTCAGGCTCTCGCAATGGTTAATATCCACAGCGGTTTCGAGTGGAACGAAGAATGGATCGACTACAAGAACAAAGGTGGTATCTCTGTTGGAATGATGATTGGTTTCCGTAAACCAAAATTCAAATCTGCAAAAGATGGAAATACCGTTCAAGACTTCGGTATTATGAGAGTTAACACAGCTATCTGATCTAGATAGTAATCAATAAAGCCTGCCTATATGGTGGGCTTTTTTATTCTTGCATTATGTCTTTTTTTTAGATATAGTATAAGAGTTAGTTAACAATATAATAACAGGAGTATTTTTATGCGTATGCGTTCAACAACAGGTCAAGAAATTTATATCGCTTTAACAAGTGGAAATTCAGTAGTAATAGGAACAGATTATAGAGAAGTTCCAAAAGAATTTAGACGTGAGGCGTTAATGCTAGTAGGGGAAAGTATCGAGATTGATGGAATTAAAACAGAAGATATCAATCACGAGCCAAAACCAGCAGACAATCCAGAGAAATATTTAGTAGATACTATCAAAAAGATGATAGAAGAAAGTAAGACAGATGAAAAGACATCTAATTTTACTGCTAGCGGTTTACCAAATCTTAATACATTGCGTTCAAAGGCTGGGTATAACGTTAATAAAGAAGAAATGTTAGTCGCTTGGTATTTGATTCAAAAAGAATTAAAGACAGATGACGAAGAAACAATAGAATAAAGGGCTTTATATGAATGGACAGCAACTAATTGATAGAGTTCGTATGAAGACGCAAGACCTTTCTAATACAAAGTTCTGGTCAGATGAAGAAATACTATTTAACATTAACGAGGCAATGAAAGAGGCTGCTGTTCGTTCAGAGTTGATTTATGACAAATCATCGCTCATTACAGTAATTCCAAGTGTTATAGATCAAGCTGGCTACAGTTTAGATCCGTTAATTTTCCTAGTAAAGAAAGTGCGTTTTAATGGTAAATTGTTAGAAGAAGTAAAAATAGAAAAGATAGACAGATACAGTGAAGAAATGTATACAACGGGAGATGTACGTTTATGGTATGTCGATCAAGATGACAAGTTGTATTTGTATAAAAAACCGTCACTGGTAGCAGATATTCAATTAGAAGTATTTAGATTACCTAATCCTATTACCACTGAAGATGAATGTGAAATTCCTTTAATCTTTCAAGATAAGATGTTGAGCTGGGCTTATAAGTTATGTTATGAAAAGTTGGACGCTGAAGTATCTAGACCTGAATTAGCTGCTTTTTTTGATAATGAGTTTTCAAAAGTATTTCCTCCAAAATCTTCTACACAATGGAAGAAACAACGAAGATCAACAGAGAATTGTGTTAGATATTACAGATTTTAATAATGAAACAGCAAAAGCAAACTATTAAATTCAATTATGGTCTGAATAACAAGACAGA